GGCCAGCACCTTGATCGTGCTGACCATCTCGCCGTAGTCCTCCAGCTTGTCCTGCATCTGATCAATCCGGTGGGTGTTGCTGCGGCTCCGCTGGTCCACCTCGGTCAGCATGCGGATCTGCTCCTCATTCATTGGCTGCCGCCTCCTTCCTTTTCGATCAGCTTCGCAAAAACCTGCGGTGTGCACACGCCGTCCTCCGGGAGCCCGATCCGCGCCTTGAATTTGTTGAGCGCCACCTCTGTGCACGGGCCGAACTCGCCATCGTACACATTGCCAATCAGCAGACTGTTGGCCGGCGCGCAGCCATGGAGAGCCAGCAGGTCCTGCATCAAGCGCACATAGTACCCGCAGTCTCCCCGCCGCAGCTCCGGCAGCAGGCACACCGTGGCGTACAGCGTAGCGTCGTTCAGTTTGTCGGGGTCCGTGCTGTGGACATTATTATCCTTGGCAAGATTGCCGCCGAGGAAACGTAAGCAGCAATCCCACGGGTAAGAGTAGAACGCACCTGTGCGGATCTCCGTGCCCGTCTGGTCGCCTGGCTCAGGATGGCCGCCCGCTGTGCTGGCCCACACCATCCGCCCGTCGCCGAGCGACATGGCCACATGATTCCGCTCGTTGAGAAGAATGTCCCCGGCCGCGCAGCCGCTGCCGGTAGCAAGGTTGACATACGCACTCACATCGGCAAAGCCGCACTTGAGAAACGCCACTTTCATGTTGCCGGTGTAGCTCGCGCCGGTGTCCCGCACCGGTACGCCGACCGTCTGCCAGACGTGGATCAGAAAGCTCGAGCAGTCGTAGTCCGGGCCCCAGCGGTTCTCCTGGCTATAGCCGTGTGTCGGGTCGTCCGCGATCTCGACAGCCAGCACACAAGCTGCGTCGATGATTCGCTTTCTCGTCATCTCATCCATTCAGTCATCCTCCAGCAGCCCGGAATAGCTCTTGTCATCCTCGCCCATGTCTTACTCTCCAAGGATTTCGCGGGCCTCGGCCTCGGTGATCTTCCCCTTGGTCACGGCGTCATGCACGCGCTTGCGGCTCCACACGCCGGTCTCGTACCAGTCCTTGATCCTGTCGAACATCTTGCTGTGCTCATTCATTGGTGCCATCCTCCTCTTCCTCGTCCATCTCTACGTCGGCCATCATGGCCACATAGGCGATGTCACCCTGGAGCTTGCGGTTCTCCGCCTCCAGCTTCTCGTTCTTCCTGCGCTCCTCCCGGAGCTGAGCGTGTACGTCTCTGTACATGGCGTTTTTTCCTCCTCTTGTATTTGTAGGTTGGTTTTTCTCCAAAGAGCTCTGCATAGAACTCGTCCATTTTCCTGAGTGCCGCGCCGGAGTCGTATGGTTTGACCATGGAGATCCAGCTCTGGTAATGCCGCCTCACGTCCTCCATTGTCCGCTCACCCCGGTCAAGCAGCCGCTTCAAATTCCGCAGCTGCTTTCGCTCCCGGCTGAACGTGCGGTCGGAGACCTTGACGATCACCTTGCCGGTGCCGGTCAGCAGGAAGCGCAGCTTTAGGAAGGTGATGCCGCGCCGGATGGGGTAGATGCCCTCCTTGTTGGTCACACGGTGGCCCAGGGCTTTCAGCTCGTCCTCGATGTAGGCCACGATCTCCAGCAGCTGCTCCCGCTCCCGGCAGACTATAAGGAAGTCGTCCATGTAGCGGATGTAGATGTCCGGCTTGTAGACTTCTTTGATCCTGTGGTCGATATGGTCCAGCAGCGCGAGCTGCACCAGCTGGCTCAATTCAGATCCGAGTCCGATGCCGCGCTCTCCGTGTTCGTCTGCCGCTATTTCCTCCGCCGGGCGCCGGTCCTCGTAGCTGTCCACGATCTCGTAGAGCAGCGGCAGAAAGTCCTTGTCCCGCACTCTCTCGGCCAGCAGGCGCTTGATCTCGCTGTGCGGTGTGCTCGGGAAATAGCTCTTGACATCCAGGTGCACGGCGTAGCCCTGACAGTCTCCGTACTTGCGGTAGTAGCGCTCCAGCGCGCACTGGGTCCGGCATACGGTGAAGTCCTTGCCGCGGTTCTTTACGCAGGCTCCGTTGTCATAGATGAAGCTCCGGGTCAGATCGTGCCGCACGCCGTTGTTCGTCATGCTCCGCTGGAGAACGCGGTCGCGCATCTTCGTCGCGCTGATCTCCCGCTTCTTCGGTTCGTGAATGGTGAACACGGTGTAGGGGCTCAAGCGGTATCTGCCGCTCTTCACTTCCTCGGCCAGCTTCTGATTTCTGGTGAGGGAACGGAGGTAGTGGTTGGCCACGCTGTCCTTCCAGAGGACGCCTTTCTTGCATTGCTTCGTAGCACGGCATAACTCCCGTAAAGTCAGCGCCTCGTCCAGCTGCTGTCCCATGTGTCCGTTCCCTTCTTTTGTGATGGCGATGCCGCTGCGGATAGGGGACACTTGCAGTTTCCCACAAGCCCCGTCATAAAGGCGCGGTTGCCAAGCCGCGCGCGGCCCTGATTCCTCGCGGTCTCCCGCGAGCCGGACAGCTTCCCCCTGTGTGTATGTACTGCTTTCCTCCGGCATGGCTGCCGGTCTACTCGATCTCTGACGGTACACGGTCCGGCACGGCCCAGTTCCCGTTGTTCGCGTTGTTGTTGTTCAAGCTCCCGTCCGTGTTGACGTTGCGCTCGTTGTTCGCGTTGGAGGGGTTAGGCGAGCGAAGCCACCAGTTGCGTGCTGTACGGATGCTGCCCGTTTATGTCATGCTTCTGGGGAGGAGATCCCCAGCAGCGCGGCATACCGTTTCTCGTCCTTGTAGACCCAGTTCTTGAGGAGCTTTTCTTCCTGGTTCATCAGATCGGCCCACACTGCGTAAAGGTTCGGGTCGTTCTCCCAGTAGAACGCCTCGTAAGTCATGCGCTTTTCCAGTTCTCCGAAATAGCCGATGGCCAGCGTCTGCAGGCGGTGCCGGTCCCGCGCTTCCTGCGGCAGCTTCACCTTGATGTCGTTGGCTGCAAAGATGCAGCCCATCATCTTGCTGGCAGCGTCTGCCACATCCCGCGCGCCCAGCCAGCGGCTGCGCTTCGGGAAGATCCTCTCGTCGCACAGCAGCTTCCGGGTGGTGCGGCACAGCTCCACGCATACCGTCTCCACTTTCAGATTTCCGGGCTTGCGCTTCGGTACTTGTACGCTCATGTTCTATTTCTCCTCTGTCTCAGGGTCTCGCCCCGCGCGGAGGCGGTGCCTCCTGCGGGGCTGGCCTGGTGGGATGCTCAGATAATATCCAGGCCCGGCACGGCCCAGAGCCCGTCGCTCGCGAAGTTGCTGTACAAGCTCCCGTCCGTGTAGACGTCGCGCTCGCCGTGCGCGTTGGAGGGGATAGGCGAGCGAAGCCACCAGAGGCGTGCTGCGCCGTTGCCGTACTTGATCCTGTCGGCATTGGTCGCTCCGACGTACAGGGCAAACGGGGTGTTGGTCACGGCGCCATTCTCGTCCGGGCTCGTCTCGTACACGCCGTTGTTCGCGCCGAAGCCCACCTCCGTCATGCTGGCCAGCCAGCCCAGGTACTCGCCGTCCACGTAGCCGCCGCCGTCCGAGACGGTGTTCTTCGCGGTGCGCAGCTTGACCTTGCCGATGATGGCCTTGAACTCCGGGTCGATGCCGTAGAGGAAGCCTGCGGTGGGCGTGGTCTGCGGGCGGTCGAACTCGCTGATCTGCTGGTGCCAGCCGCTGGCAGCGTCAGAGGACAGCCACTGCATCATGCAGGAGCTGGCGATGTCGTTGCTGCCATAGCGGGCACGGGCGATGTTATTCACATGGTCGGTGATTTCGCCGTTGGCGGCATGGCCCAGCTTGGTGCCGCTCTCGCCCGCCGCGACGGAGATGCCGCTCTCGATGGCGGTGGTGGCGAACTTCTGGTAGGTGCTGATCTTCGCCGCGGAAAGCTGCGTGTTGCTGCCCCAGCCCAGAACGATCTGGCCGCCGACAGGGACAGCCTGCCCCAGCGTGAAGCAGAACGCGCTCCAGCCGCTGTTGTAGCTGGCGTCGTAGGTGGTGTCCAGCGTGAAGCAGTAGGTGCCGGCGGGCAGGCCGCTCGGCCACTTGTCTGCACCGACACAGTACAGCGCCTGCGTCGGGTTGTAGGCGAAACCTGCCACGGCCTCGTGGCACAGCAGGCTGATACTGTGCGTGAGATTGGGATCAGCGGGGTGGTGCTTGTCGAAGTCCACGATGTCGAACACCAGCGTGCTCGCCGTCTCGTGTGCGGCGATCTTGTCCCCGTTCGCGGGGGTGCCGGTCACGGTGATGCCGTAGTCGCTCAGTTCTACGGTCTCGCCGTCCAGACTCCAGGCCGCGCCGTCGTAGCTGAACTCGTACACGCCCTGGTGGGCATGGCCCACCTGGTTGATGAACTTGGCAAAGTCCACCGTTGCGCCGGTGATCTGCCCGCTCACTGTGGCGGTGATCTGGCTGGCCTTCTCCACGGTGTACTGATCGCCCGGCACCATGACCTTGCTGGCCAGGCCCAGCCGGGTGAGCATCTGGGTGTCCTTGTGAGACTTGAGGGCGATACCCCCGCTCTTCCCGGCGATGCTCGCCAGCAGGATGTTCATGGTGTCGAACTGTTCAGCATTGGGGAAGATGTTGGAAAAGTTGCTCATGCTCTTATGTCCTTTCTGTCAGATTGAGAACGGGGAAGCCGTTCTCTACGCTCCACGCCATGGCATAGAGCTTGTTGCCGTCGTCCTTGTCTGTCAGGTTCACGACGCTGGTGGCCAGGGATGCGCTGGCCGCTGCCGCTGTGGCGCTGCCCGCCGCGGCTGCCTGCGCGGTCTCGGCGGCGTCTTGCGCCTCCTCGGCCTTGCTCTGCGCTGTGGCAGCTGCGGCCTGTGCTGCCTGCGCAGCATTGCGCGCGGTCTCGGCGGCGTTCTTGTAGGTGAGGGCGCTGCCCTCGGCGCCCTTTGCTACGTCGCGGGCCGCCTCCGCTGCGGTCTTGGCATTGGCCGCCGTTGTGGCGCTCCCGCTTGCGGCGGTGGCGCTGGCCGCTGCTGCGGTCGCGGAGGCGGCGGCCTCGGTCGCTTTGGTCCCCGCCTGAGTGGCGGAGCCCGCTGCGGCGGTGGCGCTGTCGGCGGCCTCGGTCGCGGCGTTCATTGCTGCCGTCACATACCGCTGCTGCTGCGCGATCCACTGGGCCTCCGTGCCCTGGTAGCCATGCTTGACGGCGATGGCATAGGCGGAGACGGGGGCCAGATAATTCTTGCTTGCACTCATCCTGTTGATACCTCCAGCCAGCCTTGATAGGCTCCGTTGTCATTGTTCACGGAGAAGTCCGCGCCCTCAAAGCTCTCGCTCTCGACGGTGTAGAGCCAACCGTACTTCGCACTGCTGGCGTCGTCCTCCATGTCAAACTGAATCCAGCTTGCATTTCCGACGTAGCCCTCGGCCTGCGCAGCGGCGGCCTCTGCAGCTTCCTGTGCCTGCTGCGCGGCAGTCTTGGCGGTGTCCGCCTGGGTGGCGCTTCCGGCGGCTGCTGTGGCGCTCCCGCTCGCGGCGCTGGCCTGCGCGGTCGCGGTGGTCGCTGCCGTCTCGGCTGCCGTCTTGGCCGCTGTGGCCGCCGTGCTGGCGCTCTGCGCGGTCTGGGCTTGGGTCTTGAAGTTGGCAAGGTCGGCGTTGAACTGCTGCTCGGTGCCGGTATAGCCGCCGCTCACGGCCTGCTCGTAGGCGCTCGCGCCGTCCTCGCCGTCCGCGCCGTGCAGGTCGATGTACAGCCAGTCCTCGCTGTCCTCGTCCCAGTAGTACAGCTTGGTGTTCGGCTCCTCGCCCACGCGGAAAAAGCCGTCCGCCCCGGTGGGGTGGGCGGTCTCCAGCGCGGCGAGCGTGGCGTAGCTCCCGCTGATCTCCAGCCCGTCGCCCTTCTCGCCCTTGAGGCTGGCGAGCCACTGGGCCTCCGTGCCGACGAAGCCGTGCTTCACAGCCAGGCCGTAGGCCGAGAGATAATAGGGCGGGTGGTCATACATACCCATGGTCTTCTCCTCCTTTCTCCAAGTGTGGGAAATAGTAGCCGTCCGCCGGGCGATATGTCCCGGCGAACCACGCCACAAAAGTGTTGTACCGCTCGTTGAACATCTGCATGGTGTTCTGGTACTTGGAATACTCGCCGTTCTCGTGGTCGATCTGGGCCTTGAGCCATTCGGTGTAGATGTCGTCATGCGGCGGATCCACCAGCAGCGTCCGGGCTTTCGCCTTGGTCTTGGTCAGCTTGGAATAATCAAACTTGCCCAGCTCCTGCTTGGCCATGAGGAACACTTCGCTGGCCACGCGCCCCTCCAGCTGGCTCAGCCAGAGGATCTTCGCCTCGTCCGGGAAAGCGTTGGGCTTGATCGAATCCACAAAACGGATGGCGTCTCCAACTGTCATACAGTCCCTCCTGCATGTGTGCCTTGAGCACAGGCCCGCTCCCGGTATAGGGGGAGAGGGCTTGTGCTCATTGTGATTACTGGAGAGTCGTGCCGGAGGCGATGCCGCCCACAGCGATGAAGCGCCAGTCGTTGCCGGTGGCGTTGAAGCGGCTGCGGCCTCTCCAGATCGCCGCGTCCGTGTTCTTGTCCACGTCCGGGGTGATCGTGAGGGGCACGCGGTCGTTCCACACAGCGCCGCCGTAGTTCTCGTTGTAGGTCGGGTCGATCAGCGCCCAGGGGCTCGTGCCCGCCGTGATGAACTGGTTGAGGTAGGGCCAGATGATAACGGTCCATCTGCCGTACTGGTAGTTGAAGGCGTTGTTCGCGGTGGTCGGCTCCTTGTCCGCGCCGATGGCGGAGAACACAGCTTTCTTCATGGCGGCGTCGTTGGGAATCAGGATGGTGGTGGGGGCCACGTCCAGGATCTCGCCGTTGTCGCCCTTGAAGTTCTGCATCGCGGTCTCCACCAGGCCCAGCGCGTCGGCGCTGAAAGAGTTGGTGAAGCAGTTGGACTGCGCCGTGCCCTTCACCTTGGCCGGGTGGTCGGTGGCCACGATGCCCTTGCCGTCCGCGCCCTTGATGTCGAAGTCCCTGCCGCGGAACTTGATGCTGGTGGTTTTGTTCATCCAGCCGGCGTAGATCGCCGCGCCGAAGAGCTCACGGGTGCGCTCGTAGCTGGTCATAAAGGCCGCGGGCTGCTTGCGCATGTCCATGATCTTCGCGTCCTCGATCATTTCCTGCGTGATCTGGAAGCTGTTCTTCCAGGTCTCGTAGACGATCAGCTTACTAAAGCCCTCCTGCATGCTGTCGCTGGGGTATGCGCCGTTCTCGCCCACGGGCTTGAAGCCGTCCATGGCGGTCATAGTGCTGAGCTGGTCGCCGTAGTTCTCGCTGGTGCCCATGAGGAACAGGTCTTTCAGCAGGCTGTTCTGGTCAAACGCTTCGCTGCGCTGCTCCAGGAACATGCGGACCGGCGCTTCACACGCGCCGTAGATGGTGTTGGCGAGGCCGCTGGCCTCAGAAAATACGATAGGCATTGTGTCGTCCTCCTGTCTTAGAATCTCACATAGACGGTATCGCCGCTGGCGGTGCCGTCCATGCCCACGATCTCGGCCACGCCGCTCGTGGTGGTGGCGGTGACGGACATGCCGCTGGAGGCGTGCAGCGTCACCTTGTCGCCAATGTTGAGGGCCGCGCCGCTGGCGCTCAGCTCCGTCTGGTACACGGTGTCGTGATCCACGCGCACGACGGTCACGAGATCGCCCGCGGCCACGGCGGCGCTGTGCTCCTCCACGCAGATAAACTCCGGCTTGTTCGCGCCGGTGGCGATGGCCAGCTTGCCGCTGGAGAGGACCATCGCCATGCCGTTCTTCGGCGTAATGGCGGAGCAGGGCAGCTTCTCAAAAGGTGCCACATGCCCGTCGTCTGTTTTGATATTCAGAAACATGATGCTTTCATCCTTTCTTGACTTTGTTCTGGAAAGCCTGGATCTGCTCCGGGCTCGCGGTCGGGTTGAAGACGTGATACATTTTCTCCTCTGCCGGGGTGATGGTCGCCCCCGCCTTGCCGCCGATGCTCGTGCGCTTCATGTGGGCCTTGCTGTTCACGCTGTTCATGGCGCGTTGCTGGGCGCTGGCGGCTGCCTGCGCGGCGGCCTGGTTCCGGGTGGCGAGATAGAAAGCGTCCACAAAGTTATTGCCGCGCGCTACCGCGGCGTAGAACTCCTTGGAGTAGGGGCGCGCCAGGAGGTCGGCCAGCTTCGTGATGCTGGGGTCAGTCTTGCGGATCTCCGCCAGCTGCGCCTCCACGTCCTGCTGGAACCGCTGGCGCTCCTGGGCTTCCGCTGCTGCCTGCTGCTGCGCGGCCAGCTGCTGCGCCTGCTGCACGGCGGGCGTCTGCTGTACGGCTTCGCTCACCAGCTGGTTCAGCGTCTCCACGGTCAGCTTACCGCTCTTGAGTTCCTGCTGGATGCGGGCGTCGTTCTGCGCCTGCTTCCATGCCTGGAACTCCTCCATGTTCGTGATCGGCTGCTTGGTGAAGGGGTTGGTCAGCTGCGCCTGCCGGAAGAAGGCCTGCTGCTGCGTGGCGTACTGCTGCGCCTGCTGCTGGAGTGCCTGCTGCACGGCGGCGTTGATCTCGTCCTGCCGTTCCTGCTGGCGTCGGCGGGCGGCGTTAGCCCGGCGCTCTTCTGCGCTCTGTCCCGTCGGCTCGTTCTCTTCTTCCGTTTCCTCGTCGCCGCTGCCGTCCTCGGCGTCGTCCTTGGCGGCTGCTTCCTGCTCGCTCTCGCCCCCGTCTGCCGGATCGGCGGGCTCCGGCTCGTTTGCGCCTGATGCAGCGGGGTCTGTTCCGTCCTGCCCGTCCGGGGCAGCGACGCCCGGATTGTTCGCGCTTGTCTGGTCAAGGCCAAAGGCGTTAAATATTTTCTCCTCGGTGAGTTCCATGTCGTCCTCCTCTTGGTGGCTGGCATTTTTCCGCTGTTGCCGTGCGTGATTGGTGGGGCGTATTCTCCGGCCCGCCCCTGGCCTGTGGGTGGGTGCTTACTTCTTCCCGGTGCGGAGATCCTTGCCGGTCTGGACCGTGCCCTTCTTGCCGGTGTTCTTCACCTGGTGCGGGGCCTCGACCTTCTGGGTGCCGGCGTTCTTGATCTTGCCGATGTACTCACTGGCCACTTTGGTCTCCTCCTTTCATCGGTACTTGGGATTTTTCCGCGTTCCCCTGCGTGCTGCCATGTTTGCGCTGTCGGCTTGCGTTAAGTGAGCGTCCAAATCTTTGATTTGGTTGACGCGAACTTATACACAGTAATGGTCACAGGATTGCTCCCGGTGTTCCCGTTGTTGTGGGCGGCACGGCGTCGGGGAGAATGTCCCCGGTGCCGCCGGGCGGCGGGTTCGTCGGGAGACCTCCCATGCCTCCCGCTCCCGCTCCGGCTGTCCGCATAGCGGCCATGGCCTGCTGGGCCTGCTGCTCCCGCTCCTGCTTTTCCTCCAGGAACTTCTTGGTGGTTCCCGCTCCGGGGTAGTGCAGCTCCTCCATCTTGCCCCAGAAGAGGATCAGCGTGTCGGTCTGCCTCGGATCGCCAAAGGCTCCGCTCTGGAGGTTCAACCGCGTCTCCTGCCACATGGCGGCGCGGTTGTTCTCCAGCGCCTCGTTGCTGTCCACGGAGAAGAGGAACTGGTCGTTCCAGTACCACTCTCCGTCCGCGTCCTGCTCCAGGAAGTCGTAGCGGTTGAACTCCTCATACACAGTGTCGCCCTTGTGGTCCTTGTAGCTGATCGGGCGGGGCTCGTCGGAGTAGGCCAGCTGGAACTTGAACATCATCTCAAACAGTTCAGCATAGGCCGCGGCTTTCATCACGCGCTTGCTCTCCAACCTGCCCGCGCTCTGCGCTGCCTGGAACTCCTTGGCCACGCCGGAGGTCGCCGTCCTGTCCTCGCGTCCCTGAAAGCTGTTGGTGATGCCGAGGATCTGGCGCGCCTCTTCGTAGGTCATGGTGAGGTAGGCCAGCTCGCTCTCGATGTTGCCGGAGAAATTCAGCGGGCGGATGTACTGTACGTCCTGGATGTTCGACAGGTGCCACAACTCCTGATCCTCGGTGTCCATGCGCAGGTTCGCTTTCGGCGGCATGGTGATCCTCGTGCCCGCTTTCATCAGCCTGTCGATGATCTTCTGCTCCAGCCGGTTCACAGTGTTCTGCTGGTCCCGGATTGCGTCCGCGTCGCTGCTGCCCAGGAGTTTCCCGTATACGCTGACGTTGCGCTGCAGGACGATGGGCATGGTGCTCGGCTTATAGAACGGCACAAGCGTCGGTCTCCATACTGAGCGTCCCGTCTCCTCGTCCAGCTCAAAGTGTGCGCCGGGGATCTCTGTGCCCGCCGCCGTCTTGATCGGCAGCATGATCTCCTCGTACTCGGCCTCCGCGTCGGTGAAACTGGTGCCGCCGCAGTACGGGCAAGGGCCTCCGTCGTACTTGGTCGGCTCGGTCGGCTGCCCGGCCGTGATCTCCATGCCGCCCAGCAGCTCGCCGCCGGCAGGCTGCCCGGCCATGGTGTTCTCCATCTCCTGCGTGGCCAACTGCATCGCCATAAGCGTCGCGGCTGTCTCCTCGTCCAGTTCCCGCTCCAGTACCTCCTGCGGAATAAGACCGCCGGCAAAGCCGCGGGCCGGATTGGGGAGAAGGTCGCCGAAGGGCTGCACGTTGTTGGAGATGATCTGGCCCACCATCGGGCGGGTACGGCGGCAGACGGTGCATACCTCCTGGTGCCGTGCCTGGTAGTCCTCGATGTCCTCCAGCGTGATGTTATTCACCCACACGAAACGGTCCACGCCGCCGGTCTCGTTCTTCTCATAGCCGATGTACTTGGTCAGCAGCTCCTCCTGGGAGTTGACGCCGCCCGCTCCCCTCAGCTCCGGCTCGCTCTCGCCCTGGTTGGTGAGGTCTATGCCGTACTCACGCTTGACCGCGCCGATGGTCGTGGGGGCCTTGACGATGAACCAGTCCATGTCATTGATCCCGGTGAACACGCCGGGCTGCGGGGCGAACTGCTTGGGATGCAGCAGCGTGACAGCAATCTCGCCCACGGTGTCGTGGGTGCGCTTTGAGTTGTCCCACTCCACCAGCCAGCCGGCGCCGCCCTGCACGGGCACGGTCCGCTCGGCCATGTCGTTCATCATCTCAAAGGGCAGGCGGTTGAGCTCGTTGCGCAGCCAGTGCTCGATCACGGCGGCCAGGTGCTCGTCCTGCTTGCGGCGGGGCGTCACCTTCGGGGTCGGGATCGAGCTGGAGATCATGCTCTCGATGTTTTCGAATACAATGTTTCTCACGTGGCTCGTCTGCTTCTTGTCGCCGTCGGGCTTGGTGTCTCCGGGCACAAGGGGGTCGAGCGTGCGCCTGCCGTTGTACAGCTCCTCGCGCTTGTCCATCTTCTCCGTCTCCACGGAGTAGTCCGCGTTGCTCTTGACCAGTCGCTCCTGCCACAGCTTGAGCTTTGACAGGGCCGGGCTCTGCGGGGTGGGAAGTTTCATTTCGTCCATGGTCTTCTATCCTTTCCTCAGC